CGCAGAGCCATTGTAGAAGCACTAGCTCTGAAACTGGAGAATATAAATGGGCAAGCTCCTTTTAGGTCATCAGTTGCTAAAGTAGAAAGGCGACTGAAATTCTGGGATGAAGTATCAGAGTTTCCTACAATTCATGTAGGAGCAGGTAATGAAACCAGAGAATATGACGGCGGAGGATTTAGATTTAGATTTTTAAGATTAACAATTCGTTGCTATGTGTCAGACGATGATGATGTCATCGAAGCACTAGAAGAGTTGTTAGAAGATGTTGAAACAGTGTTAGAGGACAATGACCCTCTTACATATTACGATTCAACGGGAGCGTCTCAGACTACTGTACAGACAACAATCGGAGCAGTAGCAACAGACGAAGGTGTATTAGAACCTCTCGGTGTCGGCGAGATAACCGTAGAGATTCGATATTAAATAGGAGAAAATAATGGCATTTTTCTTTAATAGAGATACCAAAGTATTTATGGAGTGGAGCTATGATGGAGCCTCTGCTAACACAGCTCTTTTTGAGATTCCTGTGTTAGATGGTTTTTCATTCTCACAAGGCACAAATACTTCTGAAGTTACTCTAAATGAAGCAGCCAATTCAACAGGTTATAGCAAAAGAGGTAGAGCAATGTTTACTGATTCTTTTGCACCTGCAGAATGGAGTTTCTCTACTTACATGAGACCTACTTTGTCAACCAGCGGAACTGCTGGAGCAAGTGGAAACCATGCAGGTGGTAGTAATGAAGTATTCGCAGTAGAAGGTCCTTTATGGGCATCTATGTCAGCAAATACTTATGACAGAGCCATCGGAAGTAGTGGAACAGGAGACTTTGCAAATAATGCTGCAACTTACGAGCCAAAGCATTTTGATTGGGGTAACTCCAACCAAGTAACACTTGGAACATTTAATATGTACTTTGTGCTTGGTGCTGCTAAAGATAACTCAACAGGTGTCTATGAAACAGGTCAAGACGGTGTAACAGTTTACAAATTGGTAGATTGTTCTACAGGTACAGCGTCTATTGATTTTGACATTGATGGAATCGCACAGATTGCATGGTCAGGTCAAGCAAAAAATATTGATGAAGTATTAGCAATTAATACAGGAACATCCGCTAGCACTTACGCTAACGGTGATGCATTAGCTACTACTACAACATTAGGTCTAATTAGACAAGGGGTAGACTCTACTTCTAACTTTATTAGACAAAAATTAACAAACCTAGCATTAACTTTTGATATAAGTGACGCTACAGGTACAGTAAATAACTCAGCACTTGATGTAGCTGCTGACGGAACTACTGATACAGATTATGGTAGTAACATCACTTTAACAGGTGGTAATATTACTATTGAAAATAATCTAAGTTATCTAACACCTGAAACACTTGGTCAAGTTAATTTACCACTAGGACATGTGATGGGAACTAGAACAGTATCCGGTAACTTTACTTGTTACTTAAATGATACTGCAAACGGTTCAAGAGATTTATTTGAGAGACTACAAGAATCAAGAGGCGTTATCACAAATAACTTCGACCTTAAATTTAGCATAGGTGGAAGTAGTGAAGCAAATCATTGTAATGTTCATGTAGCAAACGCTCATTTAGAATTACCAACACACAGTTTTGAAGATGTAATATCAGTCGATGTCAATTTCCATGGCTTATCAACAGATTTATCTTCATCAACAGCAGCAGACGCAACAAACGAAGTTGCAGTAACATACGCAGCTGGCTAAACTTAATTAAACTCGGGAGGCTTCGGCCTCCCACTTTATAGGAAAATTATGGAAGAAAAGAAAGTAAAACAACCAGTATCACTAAAGAGTTTGTTAACTCCAAGCAAGACAGTAGGAATCGAATTTCCAGGAATGGATGGTTTCGAAGTCAAACTAACATACTTAGCAAGAGAAGAATTGCTAAAACTTAGAAACAGAAGTGTAAAACAAGTTCTAAATAAAAGGACTAGGGCTTATGAAGAACAGCTTGATAACGACAAATTCTTAGTAGAATATGCTAAGGCAGTTGTAAAAGGCTGGAAAGGATTAAAGTATTCTTACTTAGAAGAGCTTCTATTAGTAGATACTAGCGATGTAGACCCTAATGATGAACTTGATTACTCAGAAGAAAACGCAGAGATTTTATTAAAAAATTCAGGCGATTTTGATAATTGGGTTTCTGATATGTTAGGTGATTTGGAAAATTTTACGAAGAGCAAGTAAAAGAAATACTTGCTCTACTAAAAAGACAGTATTCTGATAAGAGTATTGACCTAGACAAATACCTCGCTATATGTGAACAGTTAGGACAAGAACCTGACCCTGAAAAGATGCCACCTGCTTTGGATTTATATCCATACGAAGTTCAGTTGGCATTTTTCATATACAGCTTACTACAAGATACCTGGGATGGAATGAGTGGTATGTATATGGGAAAGAATATGGCAGGTCTTGGAGAATTGCTTGATATTTACGAAATAGAAGAAAAAAAAACAGTTGTGTTTTTCATGAAACACATAGACCAACAAAGAGGGGACGCAATAAACGAAGAAGTCCAAAGAAAGCAAAAACAAGCTACACGAAAAGGTAAATAAATGGCAAAAAAGGTTAAAGGCGGTCAGGTAGACTTTAAGGTAACTGCTAGCGGTTTAAATAAAGTAGGAAAAGACGCTAAAAACGCTGGTAATAGCTTTAATACACTAGATAAAAATGCAAGGTCAACTGACCGTGCAATGAAAGGTGTATCAAATATGTCTTCAAATACTACTAAGAACTTCAGTAAAATGTCGCAAGGCATCACTGGAGGACTTGTTCCTGCATATGCTACTTTGGCTGCTCAGTTATTTGCTATCGATGCTCTATTCAGATTTTTAAAAGACGCTGCTGATTATAGAGTACTAATGGAAGGTCAAGAAGCTTTTGCTGCTGCTACAGGTCGAGCAATGAAAACCATTTCTCGTGAAATACAGGCAGCAACTGCAGCTCAAATAAGTTTTAAAGAAGCGTCTCAAGCTACCGCTATCGGTTTAGCTGCTGGATTAACTCCCGG